CGCCCATGAAGATCGTAAGGCCAGGCTGGCCATTGCCGTTCGTAACCGAATAAGTCTCGGCTACTGCGGGTTCGGTGTTCAAAGGATACTGCGGGTAGTTTGCAGAACCGCCGACGTAAGCCGAAGCGTCCCGGATAACCAAAACCGCAGCAATACGCCGGCCGACAGTGTTTGTCGAAACGAAGTCGTAAGAAGACGGCTCCGCCTGGATGTCTTGAATCTTCTTTAGGAAGAGACCGTTGACGCGCCCCTGTGATTGTGGGGTAAACGCTGGCCCGACTCTGGTAAACCCCGATGGGCGAGTCCAATCGGCGGTCCAATCGGCGCCTTGCGCTCGGATAGCGATCAACAAGAAATCGCCGCTAGCCGCTTGAACTGGCCGCGGGATTGTGAGGGTGCCTCCCCCGCTAGGAAGAGACACATACGACGGAGCGCCTTGAACGTAAGGGTTCATGAGGCCCTCAGAACCACCAGCGTGTTAGCCGGCGTGCCGACAGGAATGTCTGCCGCTGAAGTACCATTCACGAATACGACTTTCGACACTCCAGCATCGCCCTTGTCGCCCTTGTCGCCCTTCGCGCCCTTGAAATCCGCAGCGTCAGCCTCAGCAAGCGCCGCGCGTACAGCATTGGCTGCCGCGATAAGATCGGCGTACACAGTTGAAGCATTCGGGACCGACGCGGTCAGCAAAAACGACGAAAGGTCAATCTGCTGGTCCTTCTCGACCTGGAATGTGACGCTCGGGAAGGAGCGAAGACTCCACGAGGCCTTCCAAGTCCATCCTGTAGGAAGAATGTCAGTGCCAGACGTGGATAGCAGCCTTACAGTGCCGGCAGGATCGATCTCGGAGCCGTTGTACGGTCGGAGAACGCCATTGGCGTCGTACTTACCGTACACGGTCTGGGGTGTGATGGTCACGGGGCCAAGATCGCCAGTCACGACTGCAAGTTTCACCGATGGAGTGAACGTAACCACCAAATTTGCGATCGCCGAGATGTCTGGGTAGAGATCTTCGTCAGATCCGTCCGCTGTCACGCTCACCGCGCGGTGATTCACCGAACCGTAAGGCAGTTCTAGTGGAATCAACAGGTCTTCTTCAGGCATTTTGCCCTCCTTCAGGGACTTTTGGAGTGGTTCTGCGGTGAGGAAACCACCTAAGGTTTCCAAAAGAGTCCCCCCGGGTATTTTTTGGGGAGTGGGGCGATGCATAGGGGGGGTCTATTTTGCGAGACCCCCCCTTAGGGGTGACAGCACCAGGGCACGGAAACAATCACTTATCGTAAGCAACTGTGAACGTATCTGTTACATCATTGGCAATGATGCTGGCCACTGCCTCTTCATAGGCGAGGTCCTGATCTGCTTGACTAAGTTCATCAGAGTCAACGATCATTCGTGCCAACAGTGCGCATGTGTAGTGGCCTAGTTGTAGATCATAAGCGAACCACTCATCGTACTGCGTGTATGGACTGTATGGATTGTCAACAGTAGTTAGCATGAACGTACTCATAGCTCTACTCTCCTATTCCAGTACAGTCTGTACAGTAGACACTGACACACCTAGAGCCATAGCAACCTCAGACTGTGGGTAGCCCACAGCAATCAATGCCTTAGCCCTAGACTCTTGGGAGGGTGTAAGACCAACCTTAGTCTTGGGCGTGGCATACTGCTTGATCAGGTCCAGGTCCGTGTTTCTCAGAATCGAATCAAGCTTAGAAGGGAAGAGCGCGCCTGCTTGGATGGCTTCCCACTCACCTGGAGTGATAGCAATCTTCTCTTTCTTAGCTCCAATCCTTGCACGGGCCTTGGCCAGAGCAACCCCTTTTACCTTCTTGATATTGGACTTCTCCATACCAGGGTTTGCCTTGACCTTGGCTTGCACTTCCATGTTTGCGACTAGCTGGGCTTGCCGTTCCTTGGGTGCGTTCTTCAAGGAAATAACCAGCTTTGCATTCAGGGAAGTGACTTCGTTTGCATATGTTCTCGCCGCAGTAGCAGAATATGGAAGCGGCTTTGTCTTGGATGCTTCCAGTCGGCTCTGATTTGCGAGTGCCTTCAAACGATTAGCATGGGTAGCATATACAGCTTCCATCGCACTACCACTAGAAAGATCAAAAGCATCTGCTACTTCTGCCATCTTGGTGGACTTAATGGTGCGCATGACGGTCTTCCCAGACTTCGGATCAATATATGATGCACCAGTCTGGGTGTAGACCTTCTTTCCAGTAGCAATATCAATCGCGCCGCCATCAGCAGCAGACCTCGGCTTCCTATCAAGAACTCGCTCATCAGAACGAGAACGTGAAATAAGAGTCGAAGCGCCCTTGTTTGGACCGCCTTGATATTTCCGCTTGAGCTGACTGATGCCGTTATCGATCTGAGATTGCTGCCAATTGAGCTTATGCTTCTCTGAATCGATGATCACCATGGAGTGCTTAACCGCGCGAGCCAATTCGTCTGGGGTTGCACCCTTGATGGTCATATCCGTGATCAGGTTCGACACATCACCCATTTTCTTCTGCTTGGCTCTGGGTGTGATAACGGCCATGCCTTCATAGCCAGGATATGCGCGGCGCGTGTCGAATCCATCAAGTGCTTTGAGCGGGGAAGAGGTTTTGATCTGCCCTTTAGGGTTCGGAATAACCAACGCCGAATCGCCATCGAAGTCAGCCCCAGACAATCGCTCAGCAACCCTGCTGTTGATGCCCACAGCATCTCGAGCTTGACCCATGATCCGCTTGGCATCGGGGTTCTTGTTGTTGACCACCAACTCGGGGATCTCGAACGTTCCGCCATGAGGATATCGAACCAGGACTACGCGTTCCCCATCAAGGAAGTTGGGAGCGTAGATCTCAGTTTCCTTCATTGACTTGATTGGTATAAGAACCTGAGTCCGCTGCCTAGGCATGGCTGCAGCTTTAAGACTCACCGAAGATGAGTCAGCGCCATCCGCAAATGACTCAAGCAAGCGCTTCTTAACAAGAGGGTTCGTAAGCTGCATGATGTCATCATATTCAGCCTTCTTGTTCTGGTAAGCCAGATCCAGCTGTTGCTTGGCCAAGGGCTTAGTCTGCTTGCTCAACATCTGAGCGGAGAGTGTTTTGGACCACAGGTCCCAGTCGCCCTCTTCGTTAACGATATTCAACACAGACTGCTGGGTCTTACCAGTCTTGTCTTGGTAGAATTTGTTTCGCACGATAGCCCCGAATGGTGACTCGGGATCATCCGAGACCGTCTTAAGAGCATCCAACTTGTTGGCTGTGGCCTTCTTGTTGGTGTTGAACCGAATATCGACTCCAGCGGGCAGGTCGTCAGCATACACGGCCATACCTTTAAGGTAGTGCGTTCCATCGACAGCGATACGGACCTGAGCGTATTTCGCGGAACCGAGAGAAATGTCATCAACGCCGCGGCGCAGCTCAATAACGCCGTCCATCTCTGAGCCGCCTTCTTCCCCATACCGCACAGAAACCCTCTTACTACTGAGGGCCACAGGAGGCTCGACCGCCTTAAAGGTACGGCCGTGGTCTTCCGAATACTCGTTCAGAAGACGAATCTTGTCTTGGTTCTTGGCGACCTCAGAATATGAGGTGCCGGGAGGGGCCAAGACCTTGATGGTGGTGAAGTTGCCAGGAGCGCCAAGCTGCTCGACCTTGATGTAGTGGGTGGTATATCCTTCGTCCACTAGAGCAGAAACAGCCGTGTTCAACTTGGTGCGTGTGATGCCAGCGTACAGCTCAACGCCAGGACCGACATCGATATAGCCTCGCTCGTCCACCTGCTTCTTGATGGAGTCTTGCGTGCTCTTCAATATGCTGGCCTTCTCGGCGTTGGCTGGTTTCAGAAGTTCACGGACACTCGATTCGCTGAGGCCCATTTTCTTTCCGATGGCCACGTTAGACAAACCGCGATCCTTCAGGTCGACAGCTTGAGATCGCTTGGCGGCCTTATCCTCGGCGTTGGCTCTGGACAGACGGGCCCGGAACAGGGTGGTGGAAATGCCCATGGCCTTAGCAATGTCGTTATCGGACATGCCCTCCTTGCGTAGCGTCTTAATGCCAGACAGGTAATCACTGCCACTCTGGAACGGATCTTCTCCGCTGCCCCATGGGTACCTGCCCGATCGACGGGCAACGCCAATATGGGACAAAGAATTCTCGGTCATTCCATTTCCTCCATCCGCATCTCGTTAACGATCCGGTCGCTCTCGATGATCTTCTGCATGCGAGAATATAGAAGCTCTGTCTCTGGCACGCCGACGACAACATCATCATCTTGGTAGATCCGAAGTTCAACCATGATGTCTTTCGGGTCTACTCCATACTCGAGGCAGAAGAGAGCCGCATAGACTTCCAGTTGAATAAGCGACGTGCGGGACACACCCGTCTTGAGATCGTGGATACGAAGCTCTTGCTTGCGGAAAGAAATGGTGTCTGCAGTCCCAAACGAGTTCCACGAGTAAAACAGAGGCTGCTCCGGAGTCATGCGATAACCAATGCCGTCATTGACATATTGGTTTAGCGTCTTCGGAGACCTTGGAAGCTTCTGCCCCAAGCGAATTGCCTGCTTTGCGAACTCGTGGAGTGCTGTACCCCTCTTAGCAGCCCAGTGTGTCGCATAGCGCTCACGTAACTTCTCGGGTGAGTAATTAACCCAGTGGTAATTGCTGGCGCTTAGAAACGCATGAGACCCTTCAGGAATCTCTGAATGCTTGTTGAAGTTCATGCAGAATCTCCTCCTGATTCTGGTATGACACGAATGCCGAGAAGCTAAGGTCATTGAGCTGTCCGACGTAATATTCCTGGTTAACCTGTTTGGCCGCGTTGTTTGAACGCTTGCATTCGAGAGCAGCCCATCGGTTCTTGTACAGAACAAGTAGATCAGGGAAACCTTGTATGTAGTTGGCTGACGTTTTGATGATATAGCACCCAGGCAAAGCCGCTCGAATGTCTTCGATGAAGCCTGCTTGCCAGTTTCGTTCCAGCATCTCGCCTCCGAGGTCAAAAAGGTATGATCTGTAGCTAGGCTTTAATCTA